CAATGATTGAACTTGGTAAATTCATTGATGGTGTTGATAATATCTACTACATGACACAGTATGCATATGACAGAGTACATGATATTGTGCCTGATTCATATACTGATTCTGAATTCCTTGAATTCAAAACAGCTGCTGGTCTTAATAGAGATGCCATCGATGAATGCATTGAGAATTATGCGAAATATGTATCTACAACTGTTCCTGAATGGTTCAACACATTCCGTGACATGCTGGATTATATAGCTACATCAACTACAAGTGATTATCCTTTCACTTGGATGACATTGTATACTACATTAAGCAATTATCTCAATGAAGTAGATCGAGCTTTCGATGTATTAAATGTACATGGTGATGTTATAATTCAGCAGGTTCCTTTTGTAGCTAGAACTCTCATTACAAGTGATGATTTTGCTAATTTTGTATCATCATTCACTCAGGTTCATAAAGCCATTGAACCAGTTATATTCGAGAGACTTGAAGGAAATAACTATCTGGATTGTAAACTGATAGCTACTTATGGTAAACCCCATAGCTATTCAGCAGACATTGATGTTATGGATGAAAACAAGTTCTGGCCCGATCTCAGTGTTCAGATTGAGTTTGATGTTAAATTATATGATAATGGTCTTGATACCACAACTGTCGAAGATCTCAAGAGTATAATTAAATCATACTTCAACAGAATCACTACAGTACATACTCCTACACAGAATCTCAGTATGGAGAATAATATCTACATAAGTAATCTGATTCAACAGATGGAAGCACATAAGAATGTAGCATGGTTACGTTTCAAAGGTTGGTATACTAATGAAAAGAATATACCTGACGGAAATTATATGAATGCTACTGTTCAAGCGATCGTCCAGAAATGGAAGAAGCTTGAAGATATGCCTACTGATGAACTTGAAAGGTATGTACCCGAGATGTTCTTACTTGAACCGAATAACATTGTAATCAATATTGTGAAATCATAAGATGAATTATATTGGGGGCTAAATGCCCCCAATATAATTTCAAATCAATTATGTTTGATCATAATGAACTGTAGCATGTGCTGCACCCCAAGGAGCACCAGTTATATCACCGCTACTCCAAGGAACATAGATATCTGTTACATTATCACAACCAGCAAATGCTGTTGCATCAATACTTGAAGGTGTTGCATTAAATGTAATAGTAACGATATCCTGATCATTTTCATACAATCCTTTATTAACAGCACCAGTTCCATATATAACAAGATTATCCTGTTTCATATACAGAATGCCTGCAGATGAAGGTGAACCCCACGGAGCATAAGACAGATCAGATTCATTATTATTAATCTTGATGTAGTATTCAGGAATATTATTGAATGCTGTCTGATCAATAGAGCTTTCAACCTCTGGAAGAATAATATGCTTCATATTCTTATTACCACTGAAAGCGTTCTGTCCTATAGATTTCATTGAGGAACCTCCAATAGTCAGAGAATTGGTACTGAATGGTCCAGTAGTGGTATTAACAGCAAAAGCGGATTGGTAGATGTACTGACAGTCTGTGAGATTTATATTAGGAATACCTGTGCAGTAGAATGCAGAAGCACCAATAGACTGGAGACCTGACGGAAACTGGATATCTATCAGGTTTGCACAATTAATGAAACTATTTGCCGGTATCTGTAATCTATCATTTGGATCAACAGTTTCAGGTGTTTTGATATATACTTTCAACAGTTTCACTGAATTTGCGAAACTTCCATTAGCAGTAATAACAGAAGCACCACTAGCAACAGTACTATTTATGATGAATTCAGATAAACCTGTATTTGTGAATGAATCAGAGAAATGATCAAGCTCAGTAGTCTCAGATATATTGAATTCAATAAGATCTGAAGTATTAGCAAATGCGCCGGAATTTATCTCAAGAGTTTGTGTATCGGGATGTACAACGAAACGTCTGAGTTTTGAACCGGAGAAAGCATTGTTGGTAACCACAGTAGCATTAGGACAAGTCCTGAATTCAATAAGGTTTGTTGTACTTGCATATGAAGCAACATATGAATCAGCTGTGAAGTTATCACCCATGTAAACATTGTACAATGATGATGGATGATCAATAGCTTCCTGTTGTAAGAAGGCCAATACTTCAGCCTGGGTATCAAACTGGGTAACCGCATTAGTTTCACGATGTACAACATTCATCTTAGTATTGTTTGTGTCAACAATATGAAGAATCCTGTTCATATCATTTGATAATGTAAGGGTCCATCTAGTTTTGTATATGATTTTAAATGGGTTATTCCAACCAGTAATAGTACGTGTTGTACCGACCATTCTATATTTGAGGAATCTCTCATATGGATGGAGTTTGAGAATTGTCTTCTTTCCATAACTAGAGGCACCACTAACGCATGTTTGAACAACATAATCCTTGTAAAGTATACAGTTATTATATCCGTCATTTACCAGATCATTGAATCCTGCATACAAACGAGTCTGTTTGTAACCATCGTCAATGATTTTACCTAAATCATATGCAACACCACCGATATGGTCGCCTTGACTCTCATAATGATCATATTGACCTGCTAACATCAAGGTCTTTTGGTCGGTTGTATACTTTACCATTGGATTTCTAATGTTTCCATTGTAACCATAATTCAGTGTACTTGAAGTCATATTATGACCAAAAGTGCTGACGTTATTGTTATCCGGTGCATCAGTAATAACACGCATGATATAAGCATTATCATAATCAGATATAACGCAGACATCTTCAACTGATGAAACTCGGATATAGGAGGCGTCGTAGCTGGTAGTACCTACAATGGGGTATCTCCGCCAATATGTCAATATATTATGTGTCATATTAAGTGAAGATACCTGTGAAGCTCCAGCATATGTCTGATGATAGTAAATGTTACTAACACTATTGCTATCAGTATACTGGATGTATATATGATCTTTCCATACAAATATACCTGTCAAAGTATATGTTACATTTGTTGGGAAATAGAATCTCTCAATTTCAGTTTGTGTTGAGCAATCATATATAACAAATTCAGTTCTTGATATAACTGATGTATCATGATATACGAAGTAATCAGAATCAACACCCATCATACAAATATCTGTATACTGCGAAAGTATAACGGATGCTGGTGAAGCATTTATATCAATAACTTTAGCGGTATTCAGTATACCACTACCACCACCGCTATAGTTATACAGACTAAGATATCCATGTTTTGAGAAATGTGCACATGTATATCCGTTACCAGATACACTCGAATTATACACTTTGAGATCCTGACATGGTAACGAAACATCTGTATCTATGTTGGATAAATCATATATACGAATTCCATCCCAATAAGAAGAATTAGTGAATCCCATCGTACGAACTATCTTAGTATCAGTTGCAAAATGCAATCCCCATGAAGCATGCTGTGCTATATATGTTGCACCGGATGGAGAATCATCTGTTGGTAAATCCAACACTTTTCTGTATGTGTCTGATTCAGGTTTGTACACAACAAATGCAGTCATACCGATCCATTCATTTGTATCTGATGAAGAAATACCATCACAGTATGTTGAATGTGATTTACCTGTCCATACGCTTGAAATATCGATTATATCTTTATCAAGATTTAATCTATTCTTGAGATACGGTGTTGATGTTGGTTTAGCAACTTCTTCAGCATAATGATAATCAAGGCTTGATGTTCCATTGTATTCGTGGTTGGTACCTAATTGGACAATATACTTCATGTTTCTAACATGCTTCGGTAACGGCTGACCTACAGTGACTTCTTGGAATGATGAAATATCGAGATAATTATCGGTCATAGCATACCTTGGACTGGGATAATAATAAGCTATGTTATTTGTAAAATATTCCATCTCATATTCCGGATGTGGATTCATAAATACAGCACATCCACCAGGTATAGTATACAGTCTACCATCATCACGCCAGTAGTATGATACACCAGGGTATCCTAAACGTAATACCGAATCACGATACCCCAAGTACATCTTACCAACATCGAAAGTTTTGTTTACAATATCACCAGCAATGTATGACATATCATTTGTGTCCCATGTATGTGTCGAGAAATCCCATTTCTTCAATGCGGTTATAGTAAAATCAGATACTGGTAATACATTCATATTGCTGCTGTTATTACTGGTATCTAACGACATCCAATCATTTGATTGTGAGCAATATCCACCGAACATTGCTTCAAAATTATCTGAAGTATAACTATCAGTACCTGCATAGTTTGTTGTTAACTCTTCAGGGGTTTCAAGTTTCATATCAAACTTATAGCCAACAAAAGTATGGCCATAGCCATAACCATAGCTATCATCACAAAGAATTGTGCCTATTACAGTATGCCATTGTGATTCATAAAGTCTGCTATCATCATCTACAACTAATGTATTTTTCTGATTATGTCAACTGGATCTCTGTCAGGTGGAGTAAACACGTTTGATAGTAGACTACCATAATTATAGCGTAACTGACGTGAACCATTTCTAGTTGCTGTTACTGGATATATTGAACAACCACCTGAAGGAGCCGTAAACCAGAACGGATTCATCAACATATTAACACCATGACGTTTGTTGATATCTTCAAGGATGTCAACATCGATCATTCCTGTTACATAAATCTTTACATAAAGACGTTCATTTTGTTTCTTTGTAATGTGTTTGAGATTACCACTTGAATCGTACATCAATGAATGGAATCTCATTGTGTTTGGATAACTAGTATAAGCATTTAGGAATATTCCTATTGAATACAAATCAACGTCAGATGCCGTACCAGAATAATTGTAATCCCAATATACTTCCATAACAAACCTTGATTCTGATGCAATATGGGTATCTTTATCATATACCACGTTATACAAAACTTGTGTTGTATTAGAATATGCCGGTTCACTCGTTGTAAAAAGATCAGACATTGTTGTGTCTGATAACGTAGGTGGTGTTTGTGATGCACTTACGTATGGTCTGAAGTTTCCAGCATTAAGATTTGCCGTACAGTATCTCAAACCATAATCAGTCATAAGGTTTTCGGCATATGCTTCATCGGTCACATTACCATCTTTATCGACTGATTTAATGTAATATATATTATGAAGATTACCATGTTTGATAGTCTTCATAAATTTCTTAATATTATCAGGAAGCTCTTGTGATGGATAAACAACATTATTTTCTTCCATATTAAATCACTCCTTTCAATTTGCTTCGTCCTCATACACGAGGGGTGTTGCGGATATTCCGATTATAGTAACACCGGGTTCAGGTGATCCGACTTGTGATGTTGTTATTGAATCATACTCGAAATCGTTTTCAATATCGATATCGATAATACCAAGAGTTCCTTGTTCAGTATATATACTATCATACATTCGTGTGTATGGTTGATAAATGAAATCATTTTCAATATCGATATCAACTATACCAAGAGTTCCTTGTTCAGTATATATACTATCATACATTCGCGTGTATGCTTGATATCTAAAATCATTTTCAATATCGATATCAACTATACCAAGAGTTCCTTTTTCGAGATACTCTTCCTCGCGTTTTTCAGTATATTCAACAACAGTTGCTGGCGATACAGAAATTCTAGTAACTTGTACGCAAGGATTCTGGTAGACCAACGATAAATGTTGGCCCACCACATATAATCCTTCTATAGCTTTTAGATGTTTTCCGTCTTCTTTTCGAATGGTTTTATATATTTCTTGTGATTTATATAATTCAGCCATATTAAATCACCACCATTAGTTTCTCACACCAGGAATGATACCATTGTTAGAGCGGTTACCGAAAGTGGGAACATTGGTAACTTCAACAGTCCAACTCTTACTCTTAAATGCTTTGATGTTATTAATAGCAGATATTGTATCTGTTGTTCCTGTAAGTCTAATACCCATTAAATTCTCAACAGGTACCATGAGATTATTATCCATGATAACATGATTATTATCACATGGAATAATTTGTTCAGTCGTATCATTACTATCATCAGTTACATCATATGATTCGCTCGGATGATTGAGGAATTTTCCAATATTAGCACGTCTGACGTCCAAGTCATGATAGTCGTAATTCGTGGATCTTTGTGCAAGCAATATCATGGTTCTGTAATCTGTATTGTTTACAGTATACTTGATGTTGAGTATGTCAACCACGAATCTATAGCCACTACCTTGACCGTTATAGCCTGGTCCTAACACTCCGGATATATCAATATTGGTAGTAGGATCACTTAGTTTAAACAATGACGATTTTGAAGCATAGCTACCATCATTACGATGATATATCAATACTACATCATCATATGTTTTGACATGACAATATATCGATTTATTGTCACCATTAATGGCTCTGTCACACTGAGTCATTGTATCATTATCAGTATCAATGACATATGAAACAGATGAATTGGATACCCAGATATATTTACCCATACCAAATATGAATGTTGCTGTACCAAATGTAGATGGTAAAAGTTTACTGTATACGTGTGTCTGTGTAGTATAGTCAAATACCTTAACAGATGTTGTAGTTGTATCAACATATGCTATCTTCTTAGTATTATCGATACAAGAAGCAATAGAACAATTCTGAAACTTGTAGCTGTTTACATTTATATCGAAGGTAGAACCGCTGAGATCTATCACAACAGCTTCATTATTATCACCTCTACTAAAACAGAATAGTCCTGTCTTAGATTCTGTTATGAATGACAGATTGACATATGCTGAAGATGATGTGAATGGTATAGTGATATTATTCTTTGTCGGTTGTTCTGATGTCGCATTGGACATATCATACAATGATATATATTTTATATTATAACCTTGCGATATGAATGCCCATTTGTCATAAGTGAACCAATCAGAGTCGTTAATGGAATATGAGGATTCACCCGTTGTAAAAGTATATGAGTTCGTACCAGCATCAATATAGATTCTATTATCGATAGCATACCAGTGATATGTTGAATTGGCTTTTGCTACACATGTATGATTTCTATGGATCTTTTCAAAAGGTAATAATCTATAACCGTCAGAATCACCGCTACCGGCATGGGGTTTAACATAGAACAAACCTGATGCACGTACAGTTGTTATTTGTGACTGTGTTGTATTACTAGAAGCAATCCAATAACGAGCGTTTTTACAACCAACAGGAATCTCGCTGAAATTGGTTATGTTCGTCCATGTTGATACATCCCAATATTTATCAGTCGCATAGATAGTTTCACATGTCGATCTTATTGCCAATATGTCATCAGCCGTATTAGTATTCAAATATACATACATCGGAATGTATGCGTGGTTATTTGTATAATAGATCAATGTACTCAATGTTGGCTGCATTGGTGTTTCACAATAATCATGTGAAGCTGCAGCATTGAATCTGACTGGCATTGTCCAAGTATCAGACGTATAATCATATGTATTTACATATGTTATATTCGCTTTTGTGAATGGTGTAACACTTGATACACCAAACTTTTTAGAGAAAGATTCGACATCGGTAAACTGATCAGGTCTATTAGCCAACACACCAGATACAAATGCTTCTGCTGGAGAAGCGCTTTCAGGAGTAATTAATGTAAAGCCATTGTAGTATTGTGCAAAACCATCAACATATCCTTGAGCATCTTCGGTATTATTTATAATCTGGAATTCATTCAGATTATATGTTACACCAACTTTGTCTTCAACAAAAGCTGTTGATGTTTTATTGACCGATCTAGCAACTTTGATATTGTTTCTTTTATAAGTATGAACGTTACTTACTTCCATCTTATTCATGAAACGCTGTACACCGGTTATGATAGGGAATACACCTGTTGCATTTGCTGCAGTTATTTGTGATTCATAGTATGAAAAACAAAGATATACTTCAAACACAAGGTTATCAGCAACCCATCTGTTGACAAATGTCTGTTGACCCAGTGAATTATAGACGAATGAATGTGTCCATAAATGATCTATATCTTCGCCGATACCATATTCATAGATAGGGAAATCAGTATGTGATGCTGCTGGCTGATTTTGATCCTTCCTGAATGTGAATGTTTTATAACGCATTACAGCAGTAACTAATCCTATTTCAGTTCCAGATGTGTAATTCGCTGCATAATATAATGGATATGCATACGATGTTGTGTCAGTTATACTTTTAGCATATTCAACAAAATCAGGAATTTTTCTAAGTAATGTATGTTTACCATTTGAATCAGATCCTCGATCGATAGTACCAGTTCCATCACCGACATATAGATATTGCGGGAAACTTGCTCTATCAACAAGGAATCTTTTTATGCCGATATCAGTAAACAGATTCATTCCATACTTTTCGTCGACAACAGTTCCATCGTCATTGATGCATTTTATTACATATAAATTTGAGAAACCACCGCTTGGGCGGTGGTTTTTTGCAAAAGCCATCGCCCTATCTAATGTGGCGTCCCTAGGGACTGCGTTCATCATGTTGTATCTTCCTCCTTCTTAGACAATTTTGATCGCGTTGAGTTTATTATACTCACTCTTGTTTACAGTTGCATGTTTTAATGGTGAACCAACCAAAGGTTTCTCAATATTACCATC